TCCTCATTAGCTGCAATCTGTGCGTCAGTCGCTGCAGTGTTTCGCTTTAATGCGTCTGCAAGAAGATCCTGTGCAGCAGCGTCCTCGACTGCGCCCTTCGTAGCGTCAAATAAAGCAGCACCAAGGGTGCCAACCGCAGCAGCAGCAGGCAACAAAGCCTTCTTAAAAGCAAACTTGGTTTTAGCAGCTGCACCGTCAAGCTGGGCAAACTCCTTCTTAGCCTTGTCAATGCCTGACCCGTTGAACTCGGTGACGATGGGGATACTAAGCATTACTTCATCTCTCGGTTTACGCGGTCAACAACACGAAGCGCAAACTCGCCCATGACCTTGGTGGTTTCGGCAATCCTGCTGTAAACAACAGGGCCGATAATGCGAGTACGACCCGGCGACAAAGGCCCAAGAGCATCACCCAACGGGTTAGCGCTCTTGCGTCCAGCGGTCTCAAAAATGGCTGTACCCGTATCACGCTGCACAATGTTGATAGTGCCAGCAGTACGACGGTTCGTGTCAAACACAACGTCCACACCCTTACGAGCCTTGTCGAGACTCCAGGGGAAAACCTTGCGTCCGTTTACCGCTGGGCCAGCCCACTTACGGTTCATACCCGACAGCGGAACAAAACGGTACGCATCCTTGACGGCGTTTACAGCAGGGGCTCCGATAGCGCGCGCTTCGTTGTTGAACTCTTTACGCAAGCCCGGCTCAATCTTGTTGAGAGATCGGATGGCTTCGTTAATGCCTAAAACACTGATGTCTGTGCTAACGGCCACGTTTCGCCTCCTTTGCTCTCTGCTTTAGCACATCCAACATGGTGTGCAGCTCTTGTGTATCGAATGGGATCTGATGAGGCCAGAACCCCGTCTCCACTGCTAACTCGCAGAGGGTTCGGAGGTAAGAGCCTCTTCCGTAGGGTTTGCGGTGTCCTCGCTGACAACCTCGACCGATACCAGTTTCTTGATGTAATCATCAAACACTGCTGGGACGGTGATGCCGTTCTGCTTAGCACCTTCAAACGCAAGGAAGGCTAAATGTTCCATGGCGACACCGGAGGCAAGGTCAGATGCGCGGATCTTGAACTTGCGCTCCAGCGCCACAATGGAAAACAAGTTGGTGGTGACCTGATAGGTCTGCCCGTCTTGTTGTTCTACGTTGAGTGTGATTTTCATAGGTTCTCCTCTATGTGTTGTTTACGGGTTTACGAAGCGTCGCGAGCCCATGTGCCGCCTGTGAAGGTGGCCTCAACTGTGGCGAGTTCGCCAACGGTGGAGTTGATTGGGGTGAAGTCAGCCAACATACAGTTGGTGATGGTGTACTCAGGGTTAGTCGCTGATTCGGTTGTGCCCGATGGCGAGATGACCAGAGTGGTGGTGCCTGTGCCCACGCAGCTTGCCAAAATTGCTTCGACTTCTGCAGCGCCATAGCTGAGGAACAGAGTCATTGACACTTCGACATTCTGAAGACCGCCAGTGAAGCGGTGTCCTGTGTCGCCGAAAGCGGTGGACTCAAGAGAGTCCTGACCAATCATGAGGCTCACAGCGTTTGCTTGGTCGCTGAGGTCAGTGGTTGTTGCGCCCTGCGTGATGTTGATTGTGCAGTTTCCGAGGAATGTGGTTGTCGCCATGGTGGCTCCTTTGTTAGTTGCGCCGTACGGCGACGGCAACGGTTAAGTCATAAGAGGGCAGGTCTTGCCCTCCGATGGATACGAGGCCCGGACGAAGATCCGTGACCGCGATTGGTGAGTTCATTATCTGATCTGCGATTGTCATGAGGTAGTCGCCAGCGTCTTGATTGCCCGGAGGCGGTGCAAGAACACGAAGACGTATGTCGATGTTGCCCACGTTGTATGTAAACGCTGTGACCGTTGGAAGTTCAATCAGAACCGACATTGGGCGAGCGTTACGAGGGTCTGTGATGGGGACAAGGCTGAGCGCGGTCAGTTGTGTCTTTACTGCGTTTACAGCGTCAACAAGAATCCCCGATGCAGGCATTAGGCGACCTGTGCCCTGCCACAGCCGAGCAGCTGCATGATGCGGTGAAGCGTCACTGGCATAGGCAAGTTGCCCATACCGTCAAAGCCACCGTACGAATCACCCGAAGTTCCGCGTTCGCGGTACAAGGTTGCTGCATACATGGTGGCACCGAGTTCGACATCTGCACTGGGGACAGTGCTTTGCGAGTCGGTATAGCCAGCCTCACGGCGTTTGCGGTAGCACCAAGCGTTAGACGCGCTGACACACTTAGCCACAAAGGCTGTGTCGTTAGCGGTCGCCACGTCAATACCCAACCATGACAACACCAGCGCCGAAGTCGTCCACGTTACGGAAACGGTGTACGTGACCGTTCCCGTTGCTGTGTCGTAAACAACATTCGAGCCAGTGTTGGCATAGATGATCTGATTCGGCTTAGACACGTCATAGTCAAACTCGAGGATGCCGTACTCGTCAACGCGGACAAGTTCGTATGGCTCAATAGAGATGACGGTTTGCGAACCATTAAAGGTTGTGTCAACCACGCCAGCCACTGTGATTGTGTCACCGGGCTGAACCTCGGCAAGGGTCAGGGTCTGCACGGCTGCGAAGTTGTCAACGCGCGCAGCGTAAACAATTTGACTAACAGACATACAGACCCTTTCCCTACTACCTAGTGATTATGTGAGTTTGACGAACTTGGTTGCGTCAATCATCAACGTGGCGAAATAGCCATGGAACGAGAGAACTCGCGACAGTGTTGATGGGGACTCAAGGGTGAGGGCACCCTTTTGCTGTTCGAAGATTTCGAAGCCTGATGGATCACCAACGATGACGGTGTCGGCAGCGAAGTTGCGGTCAACAACACAGGTGAGACCGAAAGCGGTTCCTGCGAATGTTGATGCGTTTGCCGTGCCGAGGGCGTTCATTGGGCCAATCTCTGGGAACAACGGACGACCTGTGGTGTCAACCAACTGACCAAGCGCCGCATACATGTTTGGCGAAAGGAACAGGTGGGTTGGCAAGTTGCCGTTTGAGTTCGTCAAGATTGTTGACGCAGCTGCGTAGATGTCTGCAACCCATTCAGCAGGTGAAGTTGGGTCGGTCAACACTGCGGACTGTGTCACGCCTGCAAGAAGGTTGTCGGCTGCAACGTTGTCGGTGGTGTTCGCATAAATGCGTCCCATGTCGTCAAGGATGAGCGACACAACTGCTGGGTCTGTCCACTCTTCGTCCTGAAGGCTCAAGTTTACATAGCCACCGTAGGTGCCCTTTGTAACTTGATTGTCGGTGACAACGTATGTGCCTGACTGAAGCGCTGCGTTTTCAGCAGACTGTGCAGCCATGGAAACATGAGTTGTGACCTCGGGACGGATAAAGACTTTGCCTGAGCCGGGCATTGCCTTAGCGCCGATTGCGTCAACTACTGGACGGCGTCCAATAAAGTTGTTGTAAACAGGCTGGACAATTGGCAATGGCAAAACGCCGGGTGTGTCAGAGGTTGTCACGTCAGGTGCAGCAGCTTGAAGTGCTGCGGACATGTCAAGCCACTGTGATCCGCCAGCCATTGCAGCAGCGATGTACTCGGCAGCGGTTGGCAACTTGACCTCACGCTTTGCAGCCGCAAAAAGCGGTGCGGTTGGGACGATTTCAGCCGAAGCCTCAACCGTTGGGGTTACTTCAGACATGGTTTCCTCCTCAGGAATGTCTAGGGGTTGGGGTTCGACAACTTCTTCTTCTGACTCTTCGTCAGGCTGGGAAGCAGCGATTTCTGTGATGACCGCATCTGCAAAAGCAGGTTGTGCGACCAACGAGATCTCAACGAGGTTTGCCTTGGAGACAACCATCGTTCCGTTCTTGTCGTATTTGAACTTCACGGGAATAGCGCCAACACTTACGGAGTCGTAAGCGCCAGCCTTCACAAGTTCAATAGCCTCATCAGAGGCGCGAGTATTAGCAAACTTTGCTGTAAACAACAGACCTTCTTCGGCCTCTACCAGTTCGGTAACAACACCACGCAGCTGCGTCATGTCATGACCCTCAAGAAGTTTTGGGGCTTTAGCGTTTACATCGAAAGCGCCACGCTTAAAAGCAACGGCCTCACCCGAGGACACCACTGCTGGAGTGTCCCAAGGAACAGCCACACCCGTGATTGTTCGGGGGCTGTCCTCGCCAGCGGCAGCGTCCAAGGTGACAGGCACAGCTACAAACTCAATCTTCATAGTTCCTCATCTGTTTCGTTATTAGGCATTCCGTCAGGTGAACGGTCTTCGGATCCTTCGTAGTCCTCGATATCAAACTCTACATACCGATTTCGTGGCAAAACTTGAGCGCTGGAAAGGGTTTGCTCAATAGCGTCCATGTAGATACGAGCGCCAAAAAGGTACAAGTCCTGACGTGCCTGCTGTGCGTTTTGATATGTCATGGATGCACCCTCTTGAGGGGCGGACACCATGTAAGCAGGGACATTGCAGAGGCGAGCCATCTCAAGTGATTGATACTTGCGCTGATCAGCAATGACTTCTTGTGGTGAGTGGTTGAACTCTTTGAACTGCACTTGACGAGACAACGCGCCGATGGCGTTTTGTTTACGGGCTGCAGCCCACGCTGAGGCAAGAGATCCAAGGTCATCGCCTGACATGTCTTCGCCGTCAATCTGCTGAAGGTAGCCCGGCACGGTTTCGAGCGCTGCATAGCGGTCGGCTGCTTGGTCAAGATAGATGCTCGTGTTGATGGCGCGCTGTCCAGTTTTCAAGATGCCCTCGATAGGGCTGATGAACTGGACTACGTCAGAAACCGACACTTTTTGCCCGTTGAACTCTAGTTCGTCAGATGGGCCGTAGAACTGAGGGATTCCGCTTTGCTGAGTGCTTGACATGTTTGCAGCTGGAAGCCATGTAAACGATGCAGGCAAGCCGGTGGAGTAACGGGTGGTTATGTATGCGTAAGCCACACCGTAGAAATACATGTCCGAGAAAATGTTTACATAGAAAAACGAGCGTGAGACTTTTGGGTCAGGTTGTTCCATCCAAGGCTCAAGAGGCAAGTACACCTCGTCATAGTCTTCGCCGTTCCATTGCTTCGAGTAATGCTTCAGACCGACAGAGCCGATAATCCCTGCGAGCAGGTCGCGCGAGCGTGAGACGGTAGGAATACCGAGAGCGCGTACTTCGGCGGAGCCAGTCTGATACGCAATGAAGTTGCCTACATAGGACGCGCCAGCAGCAGCCTGCACAGGTGCAGATGCGAAAGCAGCGGTGTCAACTTTGCGTGAGAAAATACCCATCTCTTCGGAGTCTTACACAAGATTGTTGCAAATGCAACTATCTAGAAGAACCCATCGAAGGTTTATTTGCTTGACCCGGACGAGACACCATCGCCACGGCAACGATGAGACAACGGCAAGCCTCAATCGGCCCCGGTGATCGCTGGGAGGAAATTGACAGAGCGCCACCCTGACCGCGGATTAGCACCGCCCTGTTTACATGCTCCGAAAGTAAAACCTCGCCAGTGTGCTTCACGCGGTCTTCGTTAATCAGACCCTTGACTGTGGACGTGTACTTGTTTATTTCTCCGTAGCCCCATTGCACCGTTCTGCGTTGGTACTTCTCGGGGGTGTGAATAAACAGAGACGGCGTGATAGCCAGCTGCGTTTTTGGTTCACGCTCCAGGGCTTGTGTGATTCGTTCCCACATTTCGGCAATGGACTCGGTCTGAAACTCGACACTGGCGACGATGTCTCCGTCTGTGTTTTTGCGACACCACACCCCGACATATTTTGAGTCGTCCACGGCGGAGTCCACCGCCAGCACCGAAGTCGTGCCGTCCCACTCGGTGTTTACAGTTTGGCGTTTTGCCCATTGCCCCGGCGGAAGCCAAGACGAAGCAGCACTCACCCACATGTTGCAGTGAGCGCGAAGCCACTGAGATCGGTCAGGGCTGGCGTGTGCAGCTCGAAGACTTTTAATCGTGACCGTGCGTGGCATTGAAGGATTGGCGTAGCCCCAATAACGCTCGTCATCAGGTGACACAGAATC